GCGCCTGTAAGTAGTTCTGAGCGTAATCCTGCATAATACGCTGCTGCATCAGGTCCTGAACGCCACGCTCCGTCTCGGCCCTCTGGACGCCTTCTCGAGTGCCACCAAAGGCACCGGCTGCCACGGCTTGAGCTGCCTGCCCTTGGCCCGCGATATCAGCCTGACGGCGCATCTCTCTGAGAGCGTTTTGGGTGACTGCCTGCTGGTAAGGGTTCATAAAGGCAGCTGCGCTGGTCGGGTCATACGCCTGAGCAGAACCCAAGATACCGCCTATGCCTTGGCCCAATACAGGAACAGCACGTCCAAGCATCTCCTGAGCGGCCTGATACTGTGGCGCAGTCTGGATAGCTCCAGCGGCCAAAGCACCGCGCTGCGTCAGGTCCATGCCCTGAGTCAAGCCTTGAGAGCCGGCTTGGATATACGGCTCAAACGCGCCTATGCCTTGCTTGGCAAAATCAATCGCCTGCAGCTCAGTACCAGAAAGCCCTGCGGCCTCTGTGGCAGGCAAGAACATCGGCTGGTTATAGAGACGCTGTGCTTCTTGAATGAGACCGAGCTTATACGCCTCGACCTCGGGCGCCTCCCGCACTATTTGCGTGGAGATAGTTTGATCAACCATTGGCTCTGCCCTCTAATTTCTTCATCATCGCGTACATGCGCTTGGCGCCTTTGCGCCGTGATCCGTCGCCCATGCCGCGTACAGCGCGGGAGGTGAAGACAAACTCACCATCACTCAGCATTGCTGGGATGTCGTCAGATGTCTCGGTGCCGGGACCGTTAATCGCCCCAGTCTTACGTGGAAACTTGCTGCGGTCCATACTGCCACCCTTTGCAGCGCCCACAGGACGTGGCGTGTAGGTCTGATATGGACTGGTCGTGGACATTGGCTGGACACCACCGAACCGCAGGCCATATAGCTCAGGATACTGACGTAACAGGTCCATGCCCGGCGTGCCCATGATGCCTTCAAAGCCTTCAGGTATCTGCGGCTCTTCTGCCTTAAACCCACCTGTAAGGCCCATGACGCCCAAGCCAGTGGCGGCGAGAGGAGCGTATTTGGCAAGCATGCTCGGGGTAGCTGCTTTCGTGTATGCCGATACTACTGCATCACTAGCTGTATTGTTTACGATCTGATCTCTGATCACATCGGCAGAAGTTCCAAATTGATCAGCCACTTTTTGGAATGCACCCTCTCTAGTGGCCTCTTCAATACGCCCCGGCAGAATCTTGTCCAGACCGCGCTGAAGCAGGTTTCGGCTTTGCCCCAGATTATCAACACCTAACTGAGCCACGTTTTGACCGGGAACACCTACCGACTCAACTATGGGAACGCTTGTGGCGCCTGTAGCAACAGGGGGAGCGGTGCCCGCTACAGGAGCGCCTGCGGCGGGCTGGACAGGAGGTGCCATTCCTGCCTGACCAGCAGCAAAAGGATCGGCAGGCATTACGGTTTCGATACCTGCAGCAGGCTGCATGGGAGGAGCAGTGCCTGCTTGAGTGGCAGCAAAAGGATCGGCAGGCATACCTGTAGCCGCTGCCTCCTGCACTTCAGTTACGGTCTCAGCAGCTGCCTGTGTGGGGTCGGTCAATGCCGCCTCTTGGCCGCCACCAGTAAAGAAGTCTCTGGCCTTTTGTACCTGACCAGCGATAGTGGTTGGGCCAGTGTAGCTTCCTGCTTGGAACGCTTCAGCACCACCAAAAACACCAGCGCCAGCACCACCGATAAGACCGCCTATAGCACCAGCCTTGAGCGATTCTTTCAGGTTACCACCAGCAAGGGCCGTGGACCCTGCACTGCCGACAAAGCCTGCTACTGCGGCAACACCGGCTGTAGAAGTAACGCCTATGGCAGCGGCTGCAGCTGGCCCGAGGAAGAAAGCCAAGGCCAACGTGGTGACAATACGACCGACCTTGGACCGCACAAACTTCTTGGCGGCTCGAGCTATCTTGGACAGACCCTTCTTGATGCCTTTGAAAAGCCCCTTGAGAAAGAACTCAGGCAGGCCAGTGTTAGGGTTGATCGTGCCGCTACCACCCATCTGGCGCAGGATTCGCGCTTCACGGGGCGAGATATGGGCAAGCATGGTGTCACCGTAACGTCCCTGTTGCGCCATAGCAGCTGCCATAGGCTTCAGGGTAGCTAGGCCACCGTTAGCAAAACCTTGAGGAGGCAACTGACTGCCTCCAGTGGCGCGAATCTCGTCTACTGCAAGATTCAAAGCGCCGAAGAACTCGGGGTCAAAGGTAGGAGGAAGCATTTCTTCAGGAATATCCTGCGCTAAATACTTCTCACGAATCTCTGGATACCGCTCAGGAGACGCCAGAATCTCGTCTACCATCTGATTCAAGACATCCAAAGCCTCTGGAGGCAGGTCCAGACCACGCAGCTCGGCCTTGAACTCGGCCACAGCCATCGGGTCAGCTTCTGCTGCCGTGCTTAGAAGGTCTTCGGAAAACTCAGACGGAGGGATTTCCTGCCGCATTTGTTCAAATACAGCAAGGTTCTCTGGTGTCATTGTCTCTGCAGGCCCAGCAGGGGCCTGTGTGGCGGCTTGGGGAGGGAGTCCCGCCATTCCCGGCATCGCTTCAGCCATGTCCTATCCTTTATGTTTTAGGTAGCCTCATAGGGCTGCACGCCGGGAAGACGTGTAAGTACTGCAATTATCAAGAAATTGTTAGTTTCTGTCCACCTCAAGGTAGGACAGATAAAAGTGTACTGTAGCGGCTGTAGAGGTAACTTTTAACACATCCCCAGCTTCCAGAACACAAGGCACACCGTTAAATACGTCGGTAGTGGCGTTTGCTGCTAAGTTTTTACTCTTCAGCAGGTAATTAGTTGTTGCCAGCGCATCTGAGTTGTACTGCGTCACAGAGACGTTTGTGGCCCCTGTGCTGGCATTGGTGACCCGTAGGGACCGTAAAACCGCCGTCGTAGCAGCTGGGACGGTGTATATCGTCGTCTCAGTCGCCGCATTCGGAATAAGGTCCTGATGTAGGTAACGGTTGCTCATGTTAGATCGAAAAACTCAAAGGTGCCGATAATGTCGTTATTGCCAGTAAATACGCGGGCTGCAAGCGTCAGTGTATCGCTAGTTCCGGCGATTGTCCTGCCCAGCTGCAAATCAAAGTTATAGTCAAATGTCGTTCCAATCCCTGAGGCACTTTGATTGGTGCCGCTCATATACTGCACATGCAGGATTTCACCTCCAGAAAGGGCCGTGGCGCTTATGTCATAGTCCACGTTGGCAAACTCGGTGGTATTGTAAGACGCCCCAGTTAGCGTGGCATTGCGTATCAGGGCAATCTCATGGTCGGCTGGGCTAGTGCCAGTGGGCAGCGCAGGCAATCCTGCAGGTAAAATCACCGCGTCAAGGCGGTCAGAGGCCAATCGTATGGTAACCAGAGGCTCGAAACTCGTGCCGACAGAAGTTTCGGTAGTCATTCGGGCACAACTTTTGTTGACTCTTGACTGATACCCGCCCTCTGAGATAACAGTAGAGCATATTTGCTTCAGCTGTGAGCTAGAGGCCACGGTGTCAGTGTTGGTGATCTCGTATCGAATAGGCAGGATGGCCGTGGTCATGTAAACGCCGGCATTGACGTTAGCGTTATGAAACGTATGCGCCACGATAAGCTGGCCATTGATCACGAAGCCACAGCGCACGGAACCAACGCCAAGCCACTCAAAATCCTGCCACAGTATCTGTGATTTGGTCAGGTCCAGCGTAATCTCGCTGGCGCCATTACCGTCAAAGGTATCACCGTTCCAGCTGGACTGGGCTATTCTCGTGTCTACCGCAGAGCCAGAGGTATAGGTCCGCATCACCAGATAAACCGTGTCGTCGTCCTGCTCAAGAAATACACCGTTTTCGCTAGAAAAGTAACCTACCCGCTGCCTGAGGTTAGTTTTAGCCTCATCAAACACAAAGGTGTTCATGACCAGCAGGCTTTTACCGGGCTGATATGGGAAAACTCGCTTGGTTTGACGGATTACCTCGTCCCCAGAGGCGGTGCCGACATCAAGCTCCGTGGTGCTTGCATTAGCGTCATAGGTTGTTGAGCCGCCACCACTGGTGGACGTGTCAAAGTTACCCGAGTCCTGATAACGGCTCTGGCTGTCGAATAACGTAAAAGGAGGGCTTACTCTGGTACGGCCAAAAGCATCAGCGGCGGGACCGGAAGGGTATACTGGGGTTGGTCCTGTCACGTCTTCCTCTCCTCCTCTGCTCTCGAACCAAGAGATTGCCGCCAGTGAGTTCTCGCTCGTAATTGGCGTGTAAGTGTTGTTGAGCTGAAACACAATCTGTTCCAGCGATCTGACCAGCTGGTTGAACTGCTCAGGATTGTATTCGCCTGTAGCCGCGTTGGGCAGACGAACATTGGTAATTTTGCTCATCTGAGGCCATCCGGCTGGATATCCACGCGCAGCGTGCCGTAACGCCAGTCGGTGTTAAGCTCGTCGCTGGTAATTTTAAGCGATATCTGCCGCCCACGCGCTCGGGTGTCTACTTTCTCTGTTGTAGGTGAAATAGTGTAAGGGTCTAGCGAGCTGTTGGTCGCCGATGCTTGCGGATAGGCCCGCAGGAAAAGATTTACCGTCAGGTCACCCTGTTGGTCCTTGAAGTCCGGTATGAACTTCCGCATCAACATCATGTTATCCCCGTCTCCTATGTCAAAGTAGCCTGACGTGATAAACGCGGACAAAGGCTCACCATCGGCGTTGATACCTTTCTCATGTTGGTAAACTTGAGAGCGGCCTGCCGTCAGCCCGTAAATAGTGGTGATCGTGCTTTCTGTGCCATTTGGGTCGTAGTCAGCACCAAAGGGCTGGTCAAAGGCACCGTAATCGCGCCATGCGGTGCGGGATAGCGTCCCAATGGCCCATGTGTTTTCGACATAATTATAGGTCACGCAGCGATCAATGTAGTCACTTTCCTTACTGCAGTAGAACCACGTCACCTCGTTGAACTGACTGTTCAGACCGGCATATATTTTGTTCTTCTGGATAAGATTGATGTCCTCATACACGTAGTCCTGCACGGTAGACGGTAACTTCTTGACCGTACCGTCGAACACGTAAAAAGCCTCGATGCCCATCCAGAAAGCCACGCCATTCACGTCAATCGCAGCATGTGGTCCGGAGCAGCCGCAGTTGGCGCCCAGCTGGTTAAATCCAAAGGTATACGGAGGTCCGATAAACTGCATGCCATGTAGCGACGTGTCGGTGATTATCAATATCTGACCACGAGATCGGATAGCCGTCACAATCTCATTACCGTCAGTAAGTCGCTGACCACCCGCAGTATTGGTCGCACTTTCAACAAAGGTGTTGATGTCTTCTTGGTCCGAGAACCGAACAAACATCGGGTCCTGAGTTGAAGAGTCGCCTATAGTGGTCTCCGTGCCAAAAAGGACTAGATGCCTGTCTGGTGTAGAAACCAAGGCAAATTTGCTTTTTGTCGGAGCGTTGGTGACCTGAAAAGCGCGGCTGCTGACGCCTGCACTTAAATCCCAGCGGAAAGTCTTGCCGTCCTGCAGCTGACAGATAACATCTTCACCGAAGTTATCAAACTGCCATACCCGTGCAGAAAGGCTGATTCCTGTGACGCCTGATCTGGGTGTGCCCCATGTAGAAGCGCCCCAAGTACCAGTGCCCCAGCCAAAGTCGAAAAAGCTGATGTCAGAGCCGGTATTGATCTGATACTCACCCACAACAGAAGCACCGCCATTACCTGTATCTGACCCATCCGCATTGACTGGGGCAGTAATAGTATACGTGTCTGCGTTTAAGATTTCAGTGATCTCGTACTCGCTGTTCAGGATATCAGCAGTGATCTGGCCACCAAGGGAAACAGCGCCGGAAAAGGTAACAAAATCGCCGTCAAAAGCACCGTGAGAGGCGTCGGTGACCGTAATGATTGCAGAACCTGCAGATGCTGAGAAAGTAACGTCCCCGGCTGCAGTGGTTACTCGGATAGGTGTCACGTCATACCACGCGCCACCTGTGTTGATGTAGAGCTTCTTGTGCGTGCCAATCATGACATACGGAATGCCAGTCAAGCTCGTCCAAGTGAATATGTCAGAAGGTCTGCCTACAAGGTAGTTTGATGTGGTGTCAGTAAACTCTTCCCAGCCGCCTATTTTTTCAGGCAACCCATAACGGAAACGCACGTTGTCGCAATCGGTCCAGCCGCCTTCGGCACCGTACTCAGTGTTCTGTTTGTCGATACCGGGCGCCAACGCCAATCTGAAATAGGCCATCGCATTATTCCACGTATTCACCGGTTGCAATCATGTCTGTAAGCTCTAAAGCCCGACCACCGACCTGTTTTGCCCAGCGAGAATCTAAAAACTCAGTTGCAGCAGTTGCATAATCGGCCACTTCCATAGCAGCCAGTGCCTTCCTGAACCCTCTCAGGCGCGTTGCTCCGAGGTTAAAGGCAATATCGATCATAGCATCTTTTCGGACATCATCTAAGTCGTTAAACCATGCGTACTCTGCGGCTAACTCCTTGATTACTCTGGCAATATCATTTTCTAGGAGGAAATCTACCTCTTCGTCAGACAGCCCAATGCCGTTTTCTGGGTCTATATTACGCCCGATTCCCAGAGTCCAGTATCCGGCTGGGCACTTATACGCTACATGCCTGCCGCTAGTTTTGACCTCGCCTTCATGGCGTTTAAGCATTGAAATCAGCTTTTTCATCAACGAAACAACAGTATTAGTTGGATGAGGAACTTTATATCAGCTATCGCTTTTGTCTACGCCGTCGGCGTTTTCCTCCGCAACGATCTCATCTATGGTGTCACAGACATCAGGCACCACTACACCTGCTGTAGCAGACAGGGCAGAACGGCCAACAGCCCGAACCCCTTTGTATAGCTGAGAACAATAAATTTCTTTGTTGTCGATTACGCCCTGTACGGTGGTGCAGCTAGACAACGTGAAAACAGTTAAAAAGCTAATCTTTAATAAACATTTCATCCGCCATATCCTCCAGTTCTTTACGGGCTAGTTTTTTGTCCTTATCCATTTGCACTACTTTATTAGCTTGTGCTTCTTGCTCATCCAAAAACTCTTTTAGCCTTTCCTTGTAGCCGTCCATCATGTGGTCAGCTATCCGGTCTCTCAGGTCACCCCTGTCAGCAACTCTGGTGTCTTTGCTGGGGTTTATATAATCCGGGCCGGTATTGCTGAAGTACAGCATAGTCTGTGAGCTTGAGGGGCCGTAGCAAAAGCGTGGGATTCTAGCCACCATATCGCTGCCCTGCACACAGGAGATTTGATTATCAAGAGTCATTGGCTTCT